ACCTGACCTTTATTGCGATATTGGAACAGAGTCTTAAAAAGACCTGTAGCCTTCACATAGCCACGGATGACCGTATGCTTTTTCTCCTGAGGATCCCAGTCTTCAAGGCACTTCTCAACGGTGAAGGACTTGCCGAGACCAGCCGGACCCGAAACGATCAGAGAATTAATATCGCCGCCAAGAGCAGCCTGAGTCATGACCTCAAGAACCTCGAAGCGATCACGCAGCTTGCGGTCGATCTGAGAATCAGTCTCCTGAGTCAGCTTCTCAGCGGGCATACTGTCCAGCTCAAACATCTTGAGCGGCGAACGAGGTACACCTGCATCTTTGCGCTTCTTAGCTTTGGAACGATCATATACACCTTTAGGCATTTAGTATCTCCTTCTCTCTATCAACTATATTAATTCTAACCTAACGTCTATAATAAGTAAAGAAAAAAGTGATCGGCTAACCCATTGATATTAAAGGAAACCGAAAAAAAATTAAAAATTATTTTAAAATTCGGCGTTTAAAAATTGTATGATCTCCTCGAAAAATGCGTTTAAGGTTTCGAAATCTGCTGTTTCGACCTCCTCGAAAAAATTTAAAGGAACGTCCCATCCTTTTTTTTCTAATAAACCGTGTGGGCGGTGAAGTTCGATTAAAATCGCTTTTAAGGTTGAATGATTCATTTTCGCTTTTTCCTTATCCTGTTTCATCACATATTAATCATACTATATCATGAAAATAAAGTAAAGCGCTATTTTCCCTTATCAAGCGGAACTCCGTATTTTAATCCGTAGAGCATAAAATCAGGGATGTTACCCTCAAATCCTGAATTGTATAGAACGTTCTGAGCATAGTTGTCCGCTCTATCTTTATCCTTGGTGTTACAGATATACTTTTTACGAGTCTTATCATAGACTCTGTAGGTCTTTCCTGATTTACGAACCTCAAACATTTTAACTCCTATCCGTCAAACAAAAATTTGCTGAAGTCTTTGCGACCTGCGGTCTTAGTCATCCATTTCATATTCTCCTCTTCATCATACCTCTCTCCGAAGTTAGAATTATTCATTACAGGAGTATCGTTGACGATATCGACCTGCGCGGACTGCTCGGCATTAAAGAGTCGCATCTTTGCGCGGTCAACACCAATGACGAACCTTTTATGGGTGGTCGGGTCGTTATATCGATTCTTCAACTGCTTGACCATAATCTGACCCAGCTGCTCCATCTCCTCGGTCGATATCAGAGCGCACATAAAATCGACGGTGGCTGGCAGAGCGAAGGACTCGGATGTATCCTCGAGACCAGGATCGGAGTTAGTGAAACCGGAACGAGTCGTTTGCGTTGCGCTAACTATAGGTATATCCCTCTCAACAGCGAGACCGCGAAGTTCCTCAGCGATAGACTTGATATATGTATAGCTATTCACATTCGCTCCATACTTGAGTCTAGTCGAGGTGCAGATGTTTAGATAATCGACATACAGGATATCGGGTTCAAAATTTTTCTTTTGACGGAGATCGTTTAAAAGATGACGGAAATGACCGGAGCCGACTGTTGCGGTGGGGTACTCCTTGATAATTAATTTACCCGAGGTCTTCAATCGCAAGCGATTCATCTTATCATCATATATTTTCTTTGGGAACCCTTCTATCTCCTCGAGAGGTATATTTAAAAGATTTGAATCTATACGCTCGGCGATTCTTTCCTCTGCCATCTCAAGAGTGATGTACAATACGTTTTTTCCATCCACGAGATTAGAAGCTGCCATATGGCACATAGCCAAAGTTTTACCAACACCTGTACCAGCAAGCAACACATTCAGGGTTTTGTTAGGTATGCCACCCTTCGTTATCTTGTTGAAATATTCTAGATCAAATGGGATGCGATCCTCTTTCTTATTATAGAATTCAAATCGCTCATCCGAGTCCTGGAGAAAGTCATGACCGATGCTATCATCAAACGTGACGCCGAGAGCATCGGCTAGTATCGTAGGTATGGATCCTTTATCATTATCTTTGGAGTTACCATCAATAATTGATATAGACTCCATGATAGCATTATATACAGCCTTCTCCTGACAAAACTTCTCGGCATTATCAACTAGCCATTGAGGATCTTTTTTATCATAGACTATATCATTGATGTATGATACGACGCCAGAATAAACCTGCTCAGGGATCTTATCCTGTTTTTCAATATCGAGAAGTAGGGTTTCCTTGGTCGGAAGATTGTTATATTTCTCTATGAACTTCTCGATGCACGCAAACAAGACCTTTTCGGTCTGATCGTGAAAATACTCCTGCTTTAAAAATGGCAGAACTTTACGAGTGAACCCCTCGTCATAAATCAGACTGCTTAGTATCGTTTGCTCCACTCTCATCCGTTTTTTCCTCTATGATTGATACTAGAATATCGCCGATGTAACTTTCAAAGTCAGCTTGATCATTCGGTGTAAGGTTATCAACATCGAAATGCTCAGGTGCTGAGTCGATCTCATAATCAAATTTTAAAACCGCATCTTCCTCTTCCTCTCGAAAAGAAACGGTTTCATAATGATATATTATACCGTCCCATTTCTTATCAGTCAAGCGAATTCTGGCAAATTTTTCATCTTCGTATTGATCATAGAGAATATCAAACTTCAACATTCTCTAGTTCCTCTTCAACATCCATCATCGCGCTCATATCGTCATCTCCTTGTCCATATTTAAATTCAACGCCAGCCGCAATATCTAACTGGTGTAGCAGATCCTCAGTGAAATATTCTTCAGGGTTGCTGTTTATCTGCTTACCGAAAACTTTACGACCATCGGGGAGTTCATATCGGGTGCTGACTTTCTTGATGATTTCATATTTTTCAGCCAGATCTAGAAGACCATAGTATCTATCGAGACCAGTATCATAATTCAACTTGACCTCGACATCTTTATTTTCTTTTGTGAATCTAGATTTAATCATACGGCAACGGATGATGTTACCGACCACGTCTTTACCATCCTTATCTTTTTTCTTAGATAAAAATACGATCTGGGATGCCGTGTATTTTAAACCAGAGCCGCCGCCCATCTCTTTCATCGGAATATAAGAACCGATGACATCATAAACGTGGTTGGTGATAATTAGAGGAACGTTGACTTTTGCCAACTTGAGATTTAGAACACGGAAGGTCGCCTTGATAAGTTGCGCCTTTGTCATATCACGAGTTTCTTTGCCCTCCGCTGTATCCTCGACTTCTTTTGTGGTTGACAACTGACCGAGTGAATCTAGAACCATTAACATAGGAGGACGTTCATCAATAGGAGTCAGAGAATATTTTTCCAAGATCTGTAACGCAGTATGTCTGAATCTTTGAATTGTATCAGGTTCAGAAACGATGACGCGCTGGGAGTCAATCCCTCGATCCTCCATCATGGACTTTGTAACAGCAGCTTCAGTATCAAAATAGAAAACAGCACCAGTGGGATTATTACTGAGGAAACGCCGAACCATACCCAGAGCAAAGAAGGTTTTTCCTGTGGCGCTTTCACCAGCGAGAGCAAGAACCTTATTATTTGGTGCACCACCATGAATGGAGCCAGAAAGAGCGGCATTAAAAATATAAGAGCCGGTATCGATAGTATCGCCAAACTCACTACTACCCAATCCGTCAGCTGCAACATTTGTATTCTCGTCGTTTAGTTCTTTAACAATATTACGAAAAAAATCAGTCATAGAAACTCCTGCTTGAAGTCGTTAATAGTATATCAATTTTACATTAAAATTAAGAAAAAGTCAAGTCTTTTTCTGTGATCCGAATGTGCCATTTTCTTTCAGTGCTTTGGCATTTTGTTCGGTTCTTTTGCTTTTTATAGATTTGAAATGGTTTTCTAAATCCTTATCTTTATAGAGATCATCGTGCCAGTCTTTATCCTTTTCAGATAAATCTACAACCTCTACGCTTGCTGTGGGATCTATCTCCTCGACAGCAATAATTTCTTCTTCCTCTACCTCATCTGTCTCAACATCGATTTCTTTCCAATCGTCGGCAACATTAACAGCGGTCTTTATCTTTTTTGGTTTAGATAGAGACATATTAGCACAGATAATTAATAACACGGCTAACGGATCGAAAACAAATATGATAGTTATAATTACCCAACGCACTGCCTCTTCAAGCACTGACTTATTCGTATTCTCATAGAAGAGAGCAGCGATATATTTTATCGGACCTACTTCAGCTTCGAGTTGAAGTTGCTGCTTCTGTAGGGGTCTAGCGTCGTCTCGCAGTTGTTTAATGTTCGCGCTCGCTTCAGAAATGATTCCGGCGAGTGAGCCTCTTTCCATACGCTGGCTTTCTCGCACGGCGATGGCTCCCTGTGGACCTCGTATCCTATCATATTCGATGAGAGTCTCGACTGCCTTGTCGAGCTGAGAGATGACCATCTCGGCATCATTAATTCTCCTTTGCTGTCTTTCGATCTGCTGATCTATGGCTCTAATTTCTAGTGAATTATCTCCCCCAACCAACGTCTGATCGATATGAGCTTTGGATAAGAAACCAAAGATTCCCATCGATGTAATAAACATCAGTACAACGACTGATCCTGTAAGATATGACTTGAGTAATTTCGGACAGGTCTTCCAGTTCTGATACAACCAAGAGGCTGTAAGTAACTTGCCGACCTCGAGCACGCCGCCCATGACCGCGATGGGTATGGCAGCGGCTGCAAAGATTGCCATCAATCCAACTATGCTATACCAGGCAGCAACACCTGATATAGCTATGGCTACTATAAGAGTTAACCAACCCATATTAGCCTCGCGTTATTGCCAATACTTTATCTATGGTGCCTTTGACCTGAGCCTCTCGGTTTGGCCAATGGATATATTCTTTATCTGCAGTCTTAAGTAGGTTTACTAGCAGAGGCATGATTAATTTTTCAAGATCCTCAACTTTACCTTTTACTTCTTGTTGCGCCTGTGCGATGGCGAGCTGTACATCATCAGACTCCTCGACGTTGCGACGAGTTAGTAAGCTATCTAACTTATCTTCGAGAGGTGAGAGCGCATTCAGTACAACACGTGTGAGATCGTTCTCATCAATAGATGGCGGTGTCTCAGTCGCTGTATCCTGTTTAGCGATATATGTAGCTTCGTCTATCGCACTGAAACCGTAGTCTGCGTTAGCGTATTCTGCGGGTATATCAGCCAAAGAAATCCTCCAATGTATTTTGCTTTTCTACCGACCAGCCGATTGAGTCTAGTATATGTTTCATCGGCTCAACGTATGATTTATCAAACTGCATATCGTAATCAACATATCTTGCCAAATCCATTTCAATCGGAAGTATATCAGGAAACGCAAATACGTTTTCCTTTACTGGATTAGGCATCTTCATATATGAAAATTTGATCTTATCTCCGCTCTGAATAGATCGATACTTCTTATCTAATTTATTATTTATTACCGCAGAATTATATAGTATAGCTGCTCGGACGTGTATAGGAGTTCCCTTCTTATATCCACCGCTGTCCAGATATCTTTCGAGATGGGATACGCCACGTGGAAACGCGACATCCTCCGGTGGCAGTTTATGAAATGCTATCCTAGCTTCCCGCATAAATTTTTGAACAGCTTCCTCGCCTTCATTAATAATAATAGATAGCGTCTTCTCGATCAGGCGGCGACAGACCTGAGGAGTCGAGGATCGAACAGACTCGATGCCTGTAATCTTAATCTTTGGTTTGGCGTATTGAACACCCTCGCTATTTAAAACATTTGCGATATAGCGTTTCTTACCTGTGATAATCATTTTACTGGCGATTATCTCGCGCTTCATAAACATACGTTGCTCAAAGGCATGGGTGTATTTCTGAAGCTCTTCATATGCTTTATCTAGTAGAGGCTCAAACTTCTGCTCGGCGACCTTATCAATGAAAGCGCATATCTTTTCGTTATCGGCATCTCCGATGGTTTTCTTTACAAAGTCACCCATATTTACATATAGACTATCAGTATCAATCGCTAGAACATAATCCTTTTTAGTTCCTAACAGTTTGCGGAGATATTCGTTTACAGTTTTCTCAGCCCAACGGATCGATAACTGACCGGATATGGTTATCGCCTCTGCCATGCGAATATCATAATAGCGGAAGTATGTATTACTCAACGCGCCATATAGAGAGTTCATCAAAATTTTAATCGCCATCTGCTCATTATCATATTGAGTGATGCGTTTCTCGAGTTCAAACTTTCTTAGCTTATCACTCTTATCTAGATTCTCTAGATCCTGTTTAGCTGCGAGTGCTTGTTTCTTGATCTTCGCTCGTTCAGAATACATCTCGTCAACGATACGTGGAAATATGCCCTGCCTTTCATTAGAAAATATCTGACCTGTCGCGGTCACGCATACGCCCTCGGGAACATCAAGTTCCTGTCGAGATAGCATGGTATCAACGTTAGCGCCATGTACCACGCCAGTCTTGATAGTTTCCGGTGACATATTATATTGCATAATTAGATGAGGATACAGCGAGTTCAGGTCAAAGGATACAACCCAATCGTGCATACCTTTCTTTGGTTCTTTTACAAACGCACCCTCGATCTTTCTATCGTTAACAATAGGTTTTTGCGGAGCCAGAACTATGTTTTGTTTGACCAGAACATTATATATGAACGTGTCCCATATTTTAGTAGATCCATACGCAACGATATAGTTTGCGTTCGCCTTATGAGCCAGAGTCATGCATAAAGATATCAAACCCATCTTTTCATCGATGCGCTCGACTAGCTGAACATCTTTGATATTATAATCTATGAACTTTTGATAATCTTTTAAATATAGCTCATTCAAAGTAGCGAACTCTGAATAGTCAATCTTCTTTTCACCCAGAACCACATTAGCGATATTGTTCAGAGAGTATGATTCCTGCGTCCCATATGTGTATCCAAATTTTTTGAACAATCTAAAATAATCAAGATGGGTCATCCCAGCTATATCATAAAATGTTTCTTTGGTGTATCTATCCTCGCGTGCGGAAGGCGACAAACGGTGGATAGAAAACTTCACCGTCTCATCCTCACCAAAAAGACGAGTGACACGATTGATCAAATATGGAAGATCGAACAGCTCGGAGTTCCAACCGCTGAGTATGTCGGGGTGATTTAGCTGCCAGAATGTTAGGAACTTTGTTATCAGCTCATACTCGTCCTTACACTGAACATAGTCAACCTTCACATCAACAATACATTTGGATGCGTCATACTCACCGACGCCCCACGTGTGATATACATGATCAACATTATTCTTTAACGTGATAGCAGTTATCGGAAACGCCGCATCTTTTGGATGAGGGAACCCCTGATCGGACTCAACCTCAATGTCGATAAAAGTTACATTCAGCTCGCTTCTATCAAACTCACATCCATCTGGATATTTTTGATTGATAAACTGAGCGACATAATCAGTGTTGCCATATACCTGAAAATTAGAGGCGGTGTTCTGTTCAATAAAATCTTTACATTCCCGCATCGTTCCTGGCTTAACCATATCTACCGCCACCCCATCAAGAGTGCGATATTTGGTTTCATTTCTGGTCGGAACGAAAAGAGTTGGTTTGAACTTTACTGACTCTTTTATGCGATGGCCACCCTCATAACCGACATAGAGGATACTGTTTCCATATCGCATAACACTAGTGTAAAAACTACTCATACTTTATATATTACTGCCATACAGTTCAAAAGTAAATAGAAAAAGGGGACCGAAGTCCCCTTTAACCTTACTCCTCAGTTAGGAGTTGCTTTTCCTTTTTAGATATGAGACCTCCGGACGAGATTTCAATCTGGCGAGGTTTCTTATGATCTGGGATGATCTCTTTGAGCGCGACGATGAGTAACCCGTCTTTAAGTTCCGCTCCTTCCACGTGGATAGTGTCGGCGAGCGTGAAGTGTAATGTGAATCCTCTTTTCGCGATTCCCTTATGAAGAAGGTTTCCTTCCTCGTTCTTTCCATCTTTTCCCTCTATCGTTAATTTTGATTCCTGGAGAACGATATTGATATCATCCTCTTTGAAGCCAGCGACTGCCAACTCGATAGTATAGCTATCGTCTTCATGCTTCCGGATATTGTAGGGTGGGTATGCTTGCGGTCTAGCACTAGCATCCGTTCGATCTAAACGATCCATCTCTTTCCAGAGACGGTCAAAACCAACGAAAAATGGATCGAATTTGCGCATATGCGCGTGGGTAAGATTAGTAACCATTATTACCTCCTATGGTTAGCAAGGTGTAAATTTTCGGGACCCAATAAGGCATCCCTCATAGTTATTTATAATCAAAATAACAATCATCAACAAAAAAGTTGAAGAGGGTGGGGTAGTTGATGATAAGGAGAAAGTACTGAAGATGCCCCACCCTCTTTTCGGTTCAACCTATGCGGCAGCCATCGCCCGATAGCCAGCTGCTACAACGGCACGTGGAGGTGTGCCAAGGCGATAGAAGTTCTTCACATCACCTTTGCTATTCGTCCGTGAGTTGCTGAAGATAGCAAATCCGCGAAAGCGTAAGGACTGAATAACAGATGCAGGGTTGCCTGCACCAAAGCGAGAACGGATCTGTTTTGCAGTCAGCTCCTCGCCATTCT